AAAGATTGACAATATATTAGATATCCCACTTGAAGACATTGAGAATGAGCAGAAATTAAACGAGACACAAAAAATAAAGCCAAGAGGTGATATTTTTATTGCAGATCTTGAATCAATCGTAAAACATGGAACCCATAAGCCGTTCATGTCGGGTATCATCAAAAGGTCAGATGATAAAGTAAAATATGGGAAACCATTGATAACAATATCAAAAAAGCCCGACTGCTATAGATGGTTTTATAAAATGATGGATTATGTTGCTGATAATTCAGAAGATGTTAAAAAGCAAGAACCTATTATATATTTTCATAATCTTAAATATGATTTAACAATAATGTTAAAGAAGCTTAAAATATATTACTCAGTCAAAAAAGATGGACAATATTATGAGATAAGGGCCACATACTGGAAGGACGGTAAAGAACGAAAAATCAAAATGAGAGATAGCTATAAAATGATATCTAAACCATTGTGCAAATTTCAGGAGATGTTTCAACTTAAGAACAAAAAAGAAGAAGCAATCAACTACACCCATTATGATTATGAGAACCTAGGAAAGAAAAACAATGTCAAGAAATACAAAAAGGGATTTAGCGAGAAGAACAAAAAAATATTTGATAAAATAATGAGTGATGAAAAGAACGCAGAAATGTTTGAATACAAAGGTAAAACATTCAATGCACTGGCATATTATCGATACTATTTAAATCAAGATGTGATGACACTATATGAAGGACTTGATAAATTTAATGAACTAATGAGAACCCTTACAAATCTTGACTCATATAATTATCTAACAATCTCAAAGCTTGCATTTGAATTTTTCAATTCAAGAGATTGTTTTGAGGGTGTGCACATGTGCAATGGTAATTTAAGAACATATTTATCATTGGCAGTTTATGGCGGTCGTGTGAATGTGCAACAGTCGATAAAAAAGATGATAATTGATGAAACACTGAACGATTACGACGCAAATTCGTTGTACCCTTCGGCATTTGACCGAATGTGTGAAGAGGGTACGGGATTATCAAAAGGAAAGGCAAAAGTAATAACAGAGGAGCACAAACAATATGACAACCTGAAAAAATTAGAATATTACATTGTTACTGTCAAAATCAATGCAATAAAAAAGAAACAAGACAACCCATTTATACAGGTCAAGAACAAGGACGATATAAGTGATTATGTTAATGAATTGCCAGACGGGAAACCAATAATTACGACTATTGATAAGATAACATTAGAAGACTATATCAAATTCCATGAGATAGAGTATGAAATATTAAAAGGTGTTTATTATGATGGAGGATTTAACAATTCAATTGGGCCAATTTGTAAAGAACTATATGTGGAGCGTTTGAGAATTAAAAAGGATAATCCAGCAATGGCAGAAATCATAAAACTAATTCTAAATAGCACCTATGGAAAGACTATTAGTAAAAAGAATTTTGAAAAAATACATTATGTCCCAAAGGGAAAATTTAATAACTTTGTGTATAAAAATTATGCAAATATTACTGGAATGATACACAAACTTAATGACAACTTATATGAAATCACAACTGCAACAATAGACGACAGTTATAATTTTGCCTCGGTGGGTGTTAAGTGTTTATCATTCTCAAAACGCATCATGAATGAAGTTATGGGCTTAGCGTCAGACAATGGAATATTAATATATTACCAAGACACGGACAGCATGCATCTAAAAGATAGCGATATTCCGAGATTAGAAGAGCTGTACAGAATTAATTATAATAATAAGGAACTGCACGGCAATGGATTAGGACAGTTTAAATCAGATTTTAAATTTTTGGATGAAGACGGGAACGACTTAAATTATAAAAATGTAAAATCAATACGCTCTTGTTTCTTAGGAAAAAAGGCATACTTGGACGAATTAAGAGGATACGACAAAGAAGGAAAAGAACACATTGATTATCATATTAGATTGAAAGGAGTGACAGAAGCAGGAATTAATTATAAAATAGATGAGGTGGGAGCAATTGAACTATATAGACAATTGGCAGAAGGCAACAAAATAGAATTCATAATGAACCCAACAGATCATAAAGTAATGTTTGAATTTACTAAAAACAGCGTTCATACAAGAGAGACCAGAAGTTTTGTTAGGGAAGTATGTTTTTAAAATGGCTTAAAGATTAAACACTTTAATATAATAAAGAGATGGTAAAGCCAAGACAGCCAATAAACGACCCAGACGCATTTGTCAAGACCAAAGCATGTACGAAATGCAAAGCAATAAAAACCCTATCAGAGTATCCGCTTAATTATAAAAAGGATGTGGGGCCAAAGCAGAGCAAATACCGCAGCAGATGTTTAGAATGTCATAATGCAGGAATGAGGTCAATATATGCGAACCGAAAGGCAAAGAGCCTAACAATAGATTTTGACTGTCATTTATCAGCTGTTAATGATGGAGCACGAATGAAAATGGAGAATGTTGAAGAGAGCAAAGAAAAATAAATTTCTGGGTTATTTGCTTTCTTAATTATTTGATATATAGAAAATATTATTATTATTAATGCCAAAATAAATTGAACTAAATAATTAATTAATCTTTTATCAGTTTTGGAACAGCATCCGAGATATTCATTCTCTATCTCTATTTCTTTCTTTTTTATTTCTAAATTATTTAATTCATCTATAGAATTAATTTTTATTTCTTGCATTATTTTCTTTTATATATAGTATATAACAAAAAATAATGGATCAATTAACACAAGCAGATATTATCGACATGTACAGGTCTCAAGTTTCTAATATGGAAGGTGGCAGACGACGAAGAGTAGGACGCCCACGAAAAGCACCAGTACGCCGCAGGGGTCGTGGTCTTGTTGGCGGTGTTATTGACGCTGCTGATAATGTTGAGGGCTATGTTTCTGGTGCTGGCCTTGTGGGTGGTCGCCGTCGTGTGGGTCGCCCTCGTGGATCTGCTCGCCCTAAGATGACAGCCAAAGTCATGGAGTTTTTCGCATCTAAAAAACGAAAGAAGCGGGGTCGTGGCTTAGTTGGTGGTAAATCAAACCAGGATATATTCGATGAATTAGTTGATAATGATCAACCAATTGATGATATGACAATCAGATTATTGCAGGCAGGAATTCAGCCAGAATCAGCAAAGGAGCGATTAATTAGACAAATTAGAAATATAGAAAAGAAAATTGGTGTTGGTCAATCTTCTGCTGAAAGATTAGGTAAATATACTAAGGCTGCACTTGCAAAAATACTTGAAATCTATAGTACCAATAGAGTTGAGCTGGCATATCCACCATTGAAGGAACAAGCCGACATATATGACGAAGAACGTTGGGAGGCTCCAACCTATGACTTCCGCAGATCTGAGAGAAGAATACCTGCATCCGGAGTAAGTAGCAGTTCACTGTCACCAGGATAGGGAATACCGAGTGGCAGACAGGGACCACCCGGCAGCAGGAAAGGGAGCCCATCCCTTGCCACTCAGGGAAACTTAATAGATTATGCAATATCACTATTTCCAAAATATTATGAACTAACCACAGGACAAGAAGCGAGCGAAGATGAAATAACTGATACAATAGAATTTATACGCAAATTAGACCCAGCAGAACTATTGAACCAAATAGACATATACGAAAGTGAAATACGGAAATTAGAACCAGTGCAAGCGGGGCCAGCTGTAGATATCCAAGCATCAATAGCCCGAGGACTACAAGCAGCACTGGAAACAAAAGAAGACGCCGAAAAACCTACAGAACGACTAACTTCTAAGCAAATCTTGGATCAATTTACGGAACTTGAGTTAGACATTAATGACGCTCGATATAAGGAACTTTTAAACGCGTTTGGAATCGCCAAAGCAAGAGAAGAAGAAGAACAAGAAGCCAAACTAAAGCAGGAGGAGGAAAATCTACAAGCAATTAATGATATCCAGGAAAGTGGAGAAAGTCCCGAAGGATTGTTAATACCAATCGCCGCCAATGACATAATTAATAAAGTATCGGCCGCCGAAAAATTATCAAATGATAAAGCAACTTATGAATTAGAAAAGCGACTGTTGGCGCTTCAAGGGCGAAATATAGAACTAGAGACGCAAAGAAAATATGTGGAAAGTTTAGAAGAGAAAGAGACAAAAGAAAAATATAAATTAGCCCAAAAAATAAACACCAATAAAGGAGCAAAAGGAACATTAATTGGTAATACATTAAGTGGATTTTTTGAATTGAATAAAAAAAACGAGCTAAGCAAAGTGACTATTGAAAACATACAAACTTTTTTAAAATCTGTTAAAACGTTCAACAGTAAACAAGAAGGCAAAGTATTTGATTACGATAGCTTCGTAAAATGGGCACCTGACGTACGGACTAAAGTTATCAAAGTGTATATTATGGCTTTAATATTAAATGAAATATCAAAAATAAAGGGATTAGCAAATTCAAAAGATTTGTCTAGTGCCGCTTTGGCTTTTGAGTTTCCATTTAATGAAACAATGAGGCCTATTTTTGATAAAATAACGGCTCTACTTTTTGAAACAGTAGCAATGCAAAAAATAGTTAAAAATATAGACAAGCTTAATGTTGAGTTTAACAAAAAATATAGCCCCGTTGTATAAATAAAAATATATATAATAATATATATAATGTTATCATTCAAAAAGTCTGCAACGACTAATAATATAGCCATAATCCAAGACCCCGAGGAAGGCTACAATCATAATAAAATACTTTTCATTGACAGTTCAAAAATAGATGCACCAGCCAGCAAAAAACGCATAGATTTAGAGGGAGATGAACAATTTGTGATATATCCCACAGTAAAACCTGAACGGGTTTATATCGTTGGCCCGAATGGAAGCGGTAAAAGCTGGCAGGCTGGTAAGTATTGCGAAAGCTACAACAAATCATATCCAAAAAATAAAATCATCATGTTTTCACCCCATGAACGGGACGAAGCGTACGCAAAGGTTAAGAACCTAATTATAATGGATTTAAATGATTTATCACTTTATGAAGAGCCCATGGACATAACCAGACTGAATAACTGTTTAATAATCTTTGACGACTGCGACAACCACCAAAACCTAAAAGCAAAAAAATGGTTGGACAGTATGGAGAAAGATTTAATAATGAATGGCCGCAAGTATGGCATTTATGTTTTATCTATAGCCCACATGATGATGAATGGACCAGCGACACGACACAAGATAGCAGAAGCCAATAGAACTATATTTTTTCCTCATGCTGGGTCATCGTATCATATCAATCGTTATTTACAAATCTACTGCGGTTTATCTAAGGTGCAAGTAGCAAATATCATGGCTTTGAAGTCACGGTGGGTCTGTATTAGTGCATCATATCCGCAGTATATATTGTTTGACAATGGGTGTTATGTTTTAAAATAATTATTTATAATATATTATAATTCATATAATATATAATGGATAAACTAAAATATGATTTGGCTTATGCCTTATCCGACCAAGACATTAGACGACTTAACCCAAGAACAAAACTTATTCTATATGAAGATGTTAAAAAATATAAAAACATAGATCAGCTACTCAGACCATATGATAGCGTAATAATACTGTATGAATGGCAACGCACCAAAGATGCCTCAATTGGGCATTATATAACGGTTAATCGTGTGAATGATGGTATTGTGGAGCACTTTGATAGCTACGCAATAAAGCCCGACAATGAACTAAAACAATTGAAAGATGCATCAACCGCATTTAAGAAGATGACAGGCCAAGACCATAAATATTTATTAGATTTATATATAAAATCCCCACATCAAATATCATACAATCATTACCCACTACAAAGCCTAAGCGATGATATATCCACATGTGGCCGCTTTTGTGTTATTCGTTCTTTATATAGGCAAATGGCACTGGAAGAATTCATAAAGATATTTTTGAATAAGAGGGACAACCCAGATGTTATAGCGGTTCAATTAACCCAACCATTACTAAAATAAAATATATATATAATAATATATAATGAGTAATAGAAAATCAATAAAGCCCATGGGTGAAGAATACATATATTATAACGCCAAGTTATACAATAATACTAATGCACCACTTTTGGCATCATTAAACGATACACGGGCAACATCCATATTGCGGAACTGTTGCGATTATAAATGTTCTATAACCCGCTTTAGTGTTAATGGGTCTTTATTGCCGCTATTAGTTCCTAAAATACTAAATCCAAACGGACCTCCACCATATATCACGAATTACTCTGTCACTCTATCCTTTGGCGGATTTTCATTCGTGGCTCCTGTTGTTTTCACTGCACCGACGAACAACCAAATTAAACTGGCATATTACTATTTTAATGCATTCATTGATGATTTGAATAATGCATTTAGGGCTGCTTATATTGGTTTAACTGGATTAGTAGCGGTCCCTTCTCCTGATCCACCTGTTATGGTGTGGAACCCACAAACTCAACTGTTTACATTATTCTTTAATCAGGGATATATAACAAATAATATAATCATATCAATGAACTATGAACTCTTTAATCTCTTTCAAAGCTTTCAAACTACTTTTAATGGCTATTTCTCGGCTTTCGGTCGTGATAATGATTTAATAATCAATAGCAATAATACTATTGGGGCACCTTTTGGGGCTGGTTCTCTATCACTACAGGCAGCACAATTGACAGCACCATTCGTAGGATTACAACAGGAATTCTCGTCATTAACTAACTGGTCTCCCGTTGCATCATTCTATTTTACATCCTATCAAATACCTATAAGAAATGAGAATTTACCAATTACCTCATCAAACAATCAGTCTGTTATAGTAAATAATAACTCGCTGCCAATAATAACAGATTTTGAGCCAATATTGGGATCTGATTCTGAATTTAATCGTGGACAGACGCAATATTTGCCAGCAGGCGGGACGTATAGATACGTATCGTTACAAAGTGATATAAATTTAAACACTATAGATCTACAATGTTATTGGACCGACAAAGAAGGACAATCGTTCCCGCTGCTTATTGACCTTGGTTATTATATATCCGTTAAAATACTTTTCGAAATGATTGAAAAATAAAAACATATAGAAAATTTTATCTAATATATAGTATATAATAAAAATATGTTGAACTCCTCCGAAGATATCAAATTTGTCAAAGTTATAGCCCCCGCTGTCAATATCAATGCTCTTGGAAACAAACAATATGCAATTATCGATGGACCAAGTGAGAACACCTTTCAACAGCAAATATCCACATCGTTCAGCAACAACACAATCAATATTGAGGCAAACCCGCCCAATGGCATGACTTACATTAACCGATACACGCCAGTTGAAGTAACCTTTGAATTAACATTTACTGGTACTTCAGCTGCTCTCGGTATCCCTCTATTACAGGCTCCATTTTTAGAACATGCACCAGGAGTGATTAAAGGCGCATCGCCATATGATTCCCCTCGCGCCTATCCTCTGATGAATAGCACAAATTCACTGCAGCTTAAAATAGGGGATGCCACAATCTCCCAAAACATAAATCAATTTTTTAGAAACTTTAACCATTATCATAACTTTAATAAAAATAGAACTGGATACGAAAGTACTACACCTTCTCAATTAGATCCGTCATGGTCTTATGCAAATACTTTTGGAACCGTCCAGAACCCCATGAACGGGCCTTATGATGCAAATGATGGTGTTGAATGTCCCCGTGGTGGCTATGTTGATGCTATTGTTATTCGTAATGACGCAACTGGAACCGCCGCAGATGTTGCAGTTGTTCGCATGACTGTTCGTGAGCCAATCCTGATTTCTCCGTGGTTGGCTGATGGTAAAGATGCTCACAATAGCGTTCATTTTATCGGTGTTCAAACATTTAATCTCATCTTTAATCTTGGTGGCCGTGGTGTTGGCCCAACTGCTGGCCTATTAGGTGCTCTCTGGTCTCACAATCCAAACAGTCCATCTAGTATTACTGGCGGTAGTGTAAATGTTCTAAACGCAAAATTACTATCTAACTACAAAACACCAGACCCAACACAAGTGCTAAATTTCGCAGCCGGCATGACTTACTCATATTTCGATCCAGTGGTCTACCCAACAAGTGTTAATAATCCTTTAAATCCAGGACAAAGCACTGTGGTACAGATGAATAATATTCAGCTTGGGTCAGTTCCCAATCTGTTATATATTTCAGTTCAGGAGTCTGATCAATTTTTCAACTTTACAAAAACTGACACATTCTTTGTAATTGAAAATATTAATATTACTTTTGATAATCGTTCGTCTCTATTAGCAACAATGACACCCATAGATCTGTATAATATGTCTCGTGCCAATGGTTCAATCCAATCGTGGCGTCAATTTTCTAAAGATCAAGGTTCTGTTATTTGCGTTGCCTTTGCTCTTGATTTGGCCCTTGGTGCTACTTTGACAGCAGGGGTCACAGGAAACTTTAGCTTGAACATGAAAGTGACATTTAGAAATCAAACTGATCAAGTAATTCCTGCT